CGCACAGGACGCGCAGTCCGATGCCATGCGCGAATCGACTATCGAGTGGTTCGACATGGTGTGGTCCACGCGGCGCAATGACCCAAAGCGCGATGCCATGGTTACCATTATGCAGCGCCTGCACGAGTCCGACGTCTCGGGGCGCATCCTCGAGCTCGGCGGCTGGGAGCATGTTTGCTTGCCTGCCGAATTCGATCGGAAGGCGCGCTTCACCGTTATTTTTCCGGACGGCTATGATCCGCGCGCCGCGGAGAATGAGCTGCTGTGGCCGGAGCGCTTCGGCCCGAAGGAATTGACCGCACTGAAGCAGCAACTCGGCGAGTACGGTACTTCCGGTCAGTTACAACAGGACCCGGCGCCGAGCGGCGGCGGCCTGCTCAAGACCGATCATTTCCAGCTTTGGCCTACCGACCGCCCGCTGCCGCAGTTCGAGTTCGTGTTGCAGTCCTACGACTGCGCCTTCACCGAGAAGACTACCGGCGACCCGACCGCTTGCAGTGTGTGGGGCGTATTCAGCTACATGCAGCAACGGCATGGCATGTTGCTGGACGCATGGTGCGAGCACCTCTCCTATCCGAACCTGCGCCAACGCGTCATCGATGACTGGCATAACACCTACGGCGGCGATAACCGGGTGAATCCACCTGCGCGCCCGCGCAAGCCGGATCTGCTGCTAGTCGAGGAGAAGGCGTCCGGCTTGTCGCTGCTGCAAGACCTACGCCTTGCTAAGGTGCCGGCCATCGGTTACAATCCCGGGAGGGCTGACAAAATCAGCCGCGCCCATCAGTCCGCACCTACGCTCGAGCTTGACGTACTTTGGATTCCCGAAAGCAAAAAGAATCCCGGACAAATGATCGGCTGGGCGCAGGCGTTTGTTAAGCAACTTGCAAAGTTTCCCGTCGCCGAGCATGACGACTATGTGGACACCTTCACCCAAGCAATTATCTATTTGAAGGATAACCTGTGGTTCGACCTCCCGATCACCGACGAGGACCCGATTGAGGAGATAGATTACCACCGGAAATCCGCGAGGCGCGAAAATCCGTATGGGGCTTGAACGTGGCGATTTGCGCAAGAAAGGTGGGCTGGTGCAAATGAAAGGATGTCATCGTGGCTGATTCGCGCGAGCACCTAGAATCCTATTCCCAGATGGACCCCGGCTTCGCCGCGTATCTGGCGTCCAATGAGCGCCTGAATCCGCGCCAAGGTCTGGAAGCGCCTTTCCTTGATCCGACCTTGCTGGCTGCGGCGGTGCCGAAGTCTATCGGAGCGTTGTTGGCGCTTGCCCTTCGCGGGTACCAGCGTGCAGGGGCCGAAGCTATCCTACATGGCATCGACTCGCCCTTATTGGCCGCTACTCGCCTTGTAAACATCCGCAGGCTATACGCCTTGGATCAAGCGCGAGCATTACAGGAAGGCGACCGCACCTCGCTCGACAGCTTCTTGCGTTTGGCGAAACATCCGCGTATTGATACGCAGTTCCCCGATAGCAACGGGCAACGCGTTATCACTAGCGTATTTGGCATACGCGGTTAAACTTCTTGGGTCGATAAAGGACTTTGTAATGCTACCAATGAAAGAGCCAAGCTGGTCCATACTGTCCCGCAGTCCGGAGAGGCGCGCAGCTGCCGTAGACTTCGGGCGTGCAGCCGATGCCGCTCGTCGTCAAGCGGAAGAACGTGCCGCTTGGCAGGCCGCGCTTCAGGAGGCCGAGCATCTTAACACCCCGGCAATCAGTAATGCTGAGATGCAGGCGTTGCGGGAGATCGAGCGCAAACGCAATCAGGGCGTTCTTGGCGCAACGGCGGACTACGCGCGCGACACCCTGTTGCCGCGCCTGGCCGGAGTCGGCGCTTCGGTGGCAACGCTGCTCAATCCTTTTGAGCTGTACAACCTAGGGTGGGGAGAAGTGCTTCCGGGCGGCAAGCACCCGCTCTCTACTTCTTATTGGCTGGATCGGTTGAATCCGGAAATCCTGCAATCTGCTGAAGCTAAAGCTGCGCGGCATGCCACCGATATTGCGGGGGCGGTTGCATCCGCACCGCTTCTTATAAAAGGCGGGTTGGAGCTTACCCGCACCGGCCGCAATCTTGGACGCTACCTGCAAGGTGGCGGCGATGGCGTATCCGCCGCTGCCGATGAAATCCAACGGGCTATGCGCAAGGCATCCAATAATCTGGCCACTTTAGATGGGCGCGCGGTATTGGGGCCGAACACCGAATGGCGGGCACTGGCTACGGATCGCGGCTGGGTTTCGCCGGTAACCACCGGGCAAGGCAGCACGCCGTTGCCGAAAGGCCGCAACTACACCCAAGACATCCACACTCATCCGATGGGGCCGCTAGGCCAGCTGTACCAAATACACCCCGCCGATGTGGAGAACGCTGCCGGGCGCACCGTTACCGTTATCCACTCCTCACCTTACGGCCTGACTCCTTTCCAAGATACCGTGCGGCCAGGCATCGACATGGTCGCTTCCCTATATGAAGGTACGCTGCCGTCGCAATACCGTGCTGCGCTTGGTGAGCGCTTTCGCGGGACTGCCCCAACCCACCGCTATCTGGATGAGCCCTACGCGGGCCTTGCTGCACTACGTGGGGATGCGACCCATGTGATTAAACGGAAAGGTGGCAACTGGGTGCCCGGCAGCGTGGAAGATGCGTTGCGCGGGTTGAAAGTGTGGCCTTATGACACCACTCAAGAGCAGATGGACCGTCGCGCTGCCATCAATCAATGGATCGAAGGCCCGCTCACTAAGTACGTCAAGAACCTGATGGCGACACCGGAAGACCCAGTGCGTGCGTTGGCGGAGCGTGGGGTGTTGCATTTTGCGCCCTACAACAATCCGATTCATCGTGCTCAAGCGATGCGCGAACTAGCTGCTTCTCAGGGAGGTATGCAGCCTACGCGGTTAGCAGTCTCCCCTCTTGCACAAAATTGGGAGAATTTATCGGATGCTTTGGTCTTGCAAGCATCCTATCTTGACCATCTTCCGACAGACCGTATTGGAAATGGTTCGGTTAAGGCTGCTCTTGAAAAGCAGTTTGGGAAGTTTGCTGCGGATAATCCGCACACCCTTGCATACAAATGGGATCGAGACGGCGCCTTCCCTGGCTTCGACCTCCTCGTGCGCGAACTACGCAACGCCATCAATCCCGAATCTGGTCTCCCGAGGAGTCTACAGATTGATCCGAATAAACTCGGCCGCATGAATATGGAAGCCGCCGTTCAGCATGTGGCTAAGATCAATAAATGGCGCGCTGAGCAAGAAATTCTCCTCAATCAACAACGCGCCAACAACGCCGCCATCATCCTCTATAAGGATTATCCAGATTCCGATTACAAGTGGGTGCGTCTCGGTTCGGACGACCCAGACTATCTGAAAGACTACTTCGAGACTGAGGACAACTACCGTAGAGCCTTGCAGGATGCCCTCAAGCATGAGGGTGATACCATGGGTCATTGCGTGGGCGGTTATTGCGACAAGATTATGCGTGGTGATGCGCAAATCTATTCCCTGCGTAACAAGAAGACTGGCGAGTCGCATGTGACGATTGAAGTTGGAACTAAACCGGAGGATCCATGGTTCGACGCCCCTCAGTCACTTCGAGATCAATGGTCTGCGCAGGCTCACCGAGAAGCCAGGGCAAATAACTTAGCTGAGGATTCTGATGAGTATATGGAATTCGTTATGGGCCGGCTGCTAGATTTAGCTGATGGTTGGGCACAGACACAGACAGAGCCTAGAATTCTCCAAATTAAAGGTAAACAAAACCTCGCCCCCAAGGAAGAGTATCTCCCCTTCGTGCGAGACTTCGAGGAGGAGATTGCCGCGCTGCGGGGTAAAGGCTACGCCTCCGGCGGCCGGGTTACTTCCCCCATTCGCATCCCCCCCGGCACGGAAACTGCCGCCGCAGGAATACGTGGGCGAGCGTGGGATATTTTAGGAGAGTAAAGAGGCTTGTGCTCCGGCCTTGTTTCGTTTATAATGCATTGAATCTGATCTGAGGATATCGGCATGCCGCTCAAGAAGGGTAAATCTCAGAAAGCCATTTCGGAAAACATCGCTACCGAAATGAAAGCCGGCAAACCCCAAAAACAGGCGGTTGCCATCGCGTTGAATGTCGCCCGCAAAGCCGGCGCGAAGATTCCCAAGAAAGGTAAGAAGTAATGCCCCTTAGCCAAGACGAGCGCGACCGCGCCATCGTAGGTGTCCCTTCCACGATGCCCGAGGATACCAACGAGCTTCCGGCGCTGGAAGGCGACGTCGTGGAACTGGCAGACGGCTCGGCAGTCATTCAGTTGGCTGAAACCGAAGAGGAAGGCGATGATGCCAACTTCTATGCCAACCTCGCCAAAAAGATGTCGCGCGAGGAGCGCCGGCAACTGGCCTCCGAGCTGATCGAAACCATCGAGCGGGATAAAAAGTCTCGCGAAAAGCGGCAGAAGCAGTATGAAGATGGCCTGCGCCGTACCGGCCTGGGTGACGATGCCCCCGGTGGCGCGGAGTTCCAAGGTGCCAGCAAAGTCGTACACCCGATGCTCGCCGAAGCCTGTGTGGACTTCGAGGCTCGCGCGATCAAGGAATTGATGCCAGCCGACGGCCCGGTACGTACCGCTATTGCCTCCGAAGGCGACGATCAGCGCATTGAAATCGCCGAAACCAAACGCGACGTGCTGAATCTCCAGCTCACCAAGCTCATGCCCTATCGTGACGAGCTGGAATCCTTACTGTCGCAACTGCCTCTCGGCGGTAGCCAGTACATGAAAATCTGGCACGATGGCAAGCGTAAGCGCTCTGAATTCATTCCGGTCGACCATATCTTCCTGCCGTTCAACGTCACCAATTTCTACGAGTCGCCGCGCGTCACGCACCAGCAGTTTATCACGAAGCAAACCTACGAAGCGCGCAAAGCCTCCGGACTTTATTTGGAGGATGCCAAGGAGCTGGTACCGCCTGCTCCGAACGATGCGCGCAGCATTGTGGATATCGCCAACGATAAGATCGAAGGCAAGGAAGACAACGACGCCTACAACGATGACGGCCTGCGCGAAGTCTGCGAAATCTACCTCGATCACGATTTCAACGCAGTTGACGACCGAAGTGCCGAGGATTACGCGCCGTACATTCTGCACCTTGATGTTTATACCGAGGAGGTGCTCGGCCTCTACCGTAACTGGGACGAGGACGACGCTGAGCAAGCTAAGTTGCACTGGATTGTTGATTGGGGCTTCGTGCCGTGGCGCGGGGCCTACAAGCTCGGTTTGCCGCACCTTATGGCCGGCATCCCCGCCGCCGCGACCGGTGCGCTCCGCGCCTTGTTGGACTCGGCGTTGGTGTCCAACTCTCCCACCCTGCTCAAGCTAAAAGCGGGGCGCATGACCGGCCAGACCACCGAAGTCGCAATGACCCAGGTGCAGGAGATTGAAGGCCCGGCAAATATTGACGACATTCGCAAGCTGGTCACCAATATTCCGTTTCCCGGACCCAGCCCGGTCCTGTTCCAACTGCTCGGTTTCCTGATCGATGCCGGCAAAGGCGTGGTCAGTACTGCCGAGGAGAAGATTGCCGATGCCGGTGCCACCATGCCGGTCGGTACTTCGCTCGCGCTCATTGAGCAAGGCAGCAAGGTGTTCAGTGCTATCCACATGCGCTTGCACAACAGCCAGGCCAAGGTTTTTGAAATCCTGTGTCGGCTGAATGCCAAGTATCCGGAACAGGAAACCTGGGAGCGCCTGCTCGGCAAGCCGGTTGATCCGCGCATCTTCGACCACACCGACGATATCTCTCCGGTAAGCGACCCGAATATCTTCAGTGAGGCGCAGCGTTTCGCGCAGATGCAGGCGGTCATGCAATTGATGCAGGACCCGACCGTCACCTACAATCGCAACGAAGCACACAACCGGATGCTTCGCTTGCTCAATGTACCGAATGCCGATCAGCTGCTGCCGACTCCGCCGAAGCCGAAGCGTTTGGACTCAGTCCCGGAAAACATGGCCTGCGTTAGCACGATTCCGATCAAAGCGTTTCCGGACCAAGACCACATGGCGCACATGGAGGTGCATCTGCGCTTCCTCCTGTCGCCGGCTTTCGGAGCTGGCCCGGCTTTCGCTGGCCAACAGCTGGCCCCGCTGCTAGCACACATCGGCGAGCACTACACGATGCTCTACCCGCAGCTTGTGGCCGAAGCTCAGGCATTGGCATTCACCACCGGCCGCGTGTTGCCGGACATCTCTAAAGAGCGTGCCGCCGCCGTTGGTATGGCGATGGTGGACGAGTTAGCCAAAGCGCGGGTTGGCGAGTTGCTGCAAATGCTCCAACAAGCTCAGCAACTAGTGCAAAGCAAGATGCCGCCCCCGCCAATGGACCCGCAAGCCCAAGTCACCTTGCAAGTGGCGCAGATGGAAGATGCTCGCGCCAAGATGCAGATGCAGGCGGATCAGCGGATTGAACAATTCAAAATGCAAAATGAGACCCGCCAAGCAGCGGCCGAAATACAGCTTGAACAGCAGAAACATCAGACGGAGCAAATGTTCAAGCAATTTGAGCTGGCAATGACTGAGCGCAATGAGCAGCTGACGGCGCGCTTGGAGATGGCGAAGAATGATGCGGATAACCGCCAGCACCAGATGACGGAGTTGCTGAAAAACCGCGATGATAATCAAACGCAAATTCTTATTGCCCAGATCAAAGCCGATCTGGATGTAATGCGCCAATCGGTGACGCAGGACGACGGCACGCTTAAAGAGATACAGCGATTGCTGGGTGAGTTGAAAGAAGCGAAGACTAATAACGCGCTTGAGGCGGTGGTGGCCGGACTGTAATCGGTAATCGGCGGTCAGCAACAGCACCAGGACCGCATGGCTTCTCAATTAATGAGGCAAGAGTGATCACTGAGCACGCCATTGACCTGGCCAAAGACCTTATCACGCAATTTGAGGGCTTGGCGCTTGAAGCGTATACTTGTCCGGCCGGTAAGCTGACCATCGGCTTTGGCCATACTGGCGACGACGTGCAGGCTGGCGATGAGATCACTGAAGAGATAGCATACGCCCTACTTGAATCCGATATGACGGAAGCACTTAACTGTGTGGACAGCTACGTCGCTGTTGACGTGACAGATACCATGCAGGCCGCGCTGATTAGTTTTATCTTCAATGTCGGCTGCAACGCATTCAGAGGTTCAACATTACTTGCGATGCTTAACGTGGAGCAGTATGACGACGCCGCAAAACAGTTTGCGCGCTGGAATAAATCCAAAGGGAAAGTGTTGCCAGGTTTAGTGCGCAGGCGCAAGGCTGAGGAAAACATGTTTAGGGGATTGGCGTGAAATGGCAAGAGACCCTACATCAGGCAGTACTGGAGAACGAGACGGGACTAGGATCGTCGACACGGATCGCCGTGATACTTGCTACGTTCACGCTTTCCTTGAGCACTATCGTGCTTACTTTCGCAGTAATCCAGAGCCCAGAATTGGTTCCGGCCCTCTCCGTGGTCGCTGGCGCTTTGGGTGGTATGGCGGGAGTGAGCTACACGGCGGGCAGAGCATGGAGCGGGACGAGACTAACGACAAAGGTAGATAACCCAGATGCTTAAAAGGAGATACATCCAGCCGCGAACCGTCGAGCCTGACTCCCATCATCGGATTTACGAGATGCTGTTCCAACGTGCGGGGGCGTTGGAATGATCGACCTCATCGGCCCCTACAAATACTTTGCTATTGCCCTTGCAGTTACTTTGCTATTAACCGTCACTTACTTTACTGGCCGCTCGCATGGATTGGAGAAATACTATGAGTTTCGTACCCACGTGGAATCGAAGCAGAAACAAGCTGCTGCGGAGTCCGAGCGGATCAATGCCGAAGTGGCTGCGGGTTGGGCTGCTGGTCTTGCTTGGCATCGGAACAATCCTCGCCTTGTCCGGGTGCGCGACAGCTGTTCAGTGCCAGTATCCGCTTCCGCCGGCGGACTTGATGAGCGAACCGCGACTCAAGGACTTAGTGCCAAAGCAGATGTTATTTTCACCGCCCGCGAGTGTGAAGCCCGCCTTAACGACGGAATAGTTGATGCGGCGCAGTTGATGGCTTTGCAGGATTGGGTTCGAAAACAGTCGGAAATTAAGTGATGGACTACATACGGCCGCTTGCTGGTATTATTATCGTACTCATGCTTCTGCTTGATGTCG